TGTCTCGTGTTTCCTTTCTGCGCACGGAAAACAGCCGTGCGATCCTGCCGCAGAAACCTGCGGTATTCAGAACAATCTCTTACAGGTTTCGATCATGCGCCTTCACTCACAGAATGAGCATCGCATCCCCCATACTGACGGGAGTCGGGATGCCATACTGGAAAGCGTCGTAAGATCGATTGCTTTTGGCTTCTAGGAATGCCTGATTTCATTTGAAGCCATCGAAATGAAGATATATTTGTTCAGCAAAAAAGCCCCGTGAAGGGCTTCTTTGTTCGGCGTAACACCGTTCTTATACATTTTAGCAGATGACCATAGAGATTTCAACTGCTTTTTGAACATCTTATGTCCGTAGCGAAAAATCCACCCCGGCGAAGTTATCTGCGCTCAGGACGTAGGTCCCGTTGTCCCACGCATCCTTAGCCAGCATCTTGGCCTCCTCCCAGCTCGCCGCTTCGACGGGTACGACCTTCTTCAGGTATTCGACGATGACAACATCGTAGGTTCTGGTCCGGGGCGGAAGCGCTACCTTTGCACGTTCCATCATTCTGTCAAGAATCAGCTCATCCTTCTGAAGCTCGCTGAAATAGTCCGGGTCGCCGCCTTCTTTCCCCGCTTCCTCCAGAAGAAGCTCGCTGTTCATCTCCTGACAGAAGTCGATGCAGTCCCGGATGGTGTACGGCTGATCGTTGTCGGCATTCTCGCCGTCCTGATTGTCATGCAGGGCGAGATGGAACTTGTCATCCATCATCAGGCTGTAGTCATGCCCCTCCAGATAGCCCAGCAGCACTTTGGCCTCAATGGCGGCAAGCTCAACACCCTGCCGGACAGAAACGGCCATCAATTCTTCGGACTTCGTAATCAGCGTCATATAAGCGCTCTCCTTTCATTCCATACAGACTTTTCCGACCGAAAGCAGATACGAACACCAGCCGTAACTGATGCCGAGGTCTTTTGCCTTTTCGACCACCTGAGTGATGCTGTACTTCGGTTCCGGTCTTTTTGCGAGCAAAAGTTCCTCCAGCATCCTTTCCTCCAGCGCTTCCTGCTTCCGACGTTCAGCTTGAGCAAGGCTGCGTTCCAGATAATACTCGCGGTGCTTGAGATAAGACTTGTGGGATTGTGCGGCCTGACGTTTCTTTACACAGTCCGGGCAGAACTTCTGGCGGTTCTTGGCGTTCGGTATGTTCCGTCCGCACATCTCGCACTTTGGGGTACTCATCTGAAAATCCTCCCGGAATCCTTGTCCATAAGAACAACCCGGCCCACGATCTCGAACCCGGCGAGATCGGCCACCTGCTTCAATGCGCTGACCAATGCGCTGATGGTGCGCATCCGGGCAGCTTCAAGCTGTTCCTCCTTGCGGATGTTCTTGTGTGCCTCATACGGCGTCGGGTCGTTGTAATGCTCGCTGTTCTTCAGTTCCACGGTCGGCACCTCCTCATCAACAGATCATCGGAATCAGAAAGAACCACAACGGGTACGTCTGCCCAGTTACGATAATGGCCGCGACAATCGCAGCTCCAACAGCCAGCCACTTGGCTGCATCAGATATTTCAGCCCACATTAGTTTTTTCCTCCGTTTCAAGGTCTTTGTACGTTTTTTCCATCATCCGCTCTGAAAAATACAGCGCTTCAGCCAGTCTTCCCTCAACGATCATTCGCTCGGTGCAGGGCGGAAATTTGGAGCATTCAAACAGCGCTTTTCTGACCGCATCACGAAATCCATCACTTGCAATGCTGAGGTCAAACATTTCTTTACGTGTCATTCTGCTTTTTCCTCCGGCGCTACAGGCAACGGCATCCAGAACGGAACGTCCACAGGGTGAAAAATTGCATTCTCCCAATATGTGATGTCAACGTGCTTGACCGCGGCTCCCCAAACAATGATTCTTCCGAGTCTGTCAGCATCCGCTTCTGTCGGCGGGTCATACTTGGAATTTCTCCAGCATTGACCGGCCACTTCCTGCGGGGTAGCTTCTGGCTGGGTGTCGATATAGTTCTCCACATCCCGTAATGTGTGGATATGGCCTACCTTCATGCCCATGCGCAGGAACTCTTTCAGCATCTCAGCTTCAAGATACCGTTTCTTACTCATAAGGCGTCGTCCTCCTTTGCCTCAGCAACGTAGCACCAGCTCTGGGGCGGCTTGCTCAAACAGCAGCCATTGATTGCGCAGGTCGGCGGGAGCATATAGCTTCCAGACGGCTGATAATGCTCGCAGCTCCCATTTCCACAGACATCGGTTCCGTTCATGCCACGAAAGTCATGCTTAGAAAAGCCGGACAAGGACTTTGGCTGGTCATAAATCTTCAGGTCTGAGATATGCCACGCATACAGCTCCTTGCGCTCGGTGAACGAGGAGCAATGGCTCCATCCGGCGTATTCTATGATTTGTTTCAAGGACAGGCAGCTTCCAGACGTGGCTCTTTCGATGTCTTCTTTGACAATCCATGTTTTGCCGATGATAGGCCTTATTTTGTCGCAGACGAACTCGGCGATAACGGTCTGTTCTTTCTGTCTGATTTCGATTGGAATGTTGCCACCGTCCCAAGTGACAAATTGCGGTTTACCGCGATATACTTCTCCGTCGCCAAAGACATCTCCATCTCTAAAGATGGTGATTAGCTTTTTTGGAGCCTTCGTGCAGTAGATGTAACACTTGAACGGAGGCTTCAGTTTTGGCCGATTCTTGCGAATCTCCACAGTTTTTTCTCCGTTGAGAATCTTCACGCACCACTCAGGTCGGATACTCAGGAGGACAGCTTTGTGTTCAGTGCTCATTCTGCTCCTCCGTATCCTCAATTTTTCGCATTGCCATTACCTCCATTCCTTCTTTTCCCGTATGAGCAGAAACCGTCCGGCGGCATCCTGTACTCCTCATCATACCGAATCCGTCTGTAGCACCACCCCGCCTTGATGTTCTTTCCATCGGCGAGCAAAGATGTCTTTCCGTAGTTCTTGAAATGTTCACAGTCCTTGCAGCGTACGACGGGCTCTACGTCATAGTAGCCGTCATACTGTCCATCCCAGTGTGCCATCGGCCGCAGCGTTTCCGGGTCGATGAAAGGCGCACTCATCAGGTCATCGGCAAACCCGGAAACGAGGTTCGCAACGCTTTCCTTGACAACACCCTTGTTGTAGTCGAGATGGTTCCCGGAGGCCATCAAGGTTTTGGCCTCCTCCAGATTCTTCTTCGCCGCATCGTTCCATCCGTTGACGATGGGCACTACATTAACTAACCGTATGTCGCTCATTTTTTATCTCCTTTCAGATAAGCCACTGGGCCATCATACTATCAAGCTCTGAGAAGCCGGTGCAGTGCAGTTCGGCTTTCTGTTCATCGGAGAGAGCGTTGAACAAATCCATCAAAACTGCATCGTACATCGCTGTATCGACATCGAGGCTGTTATGCAGGCAGTACGAGGTCCACAGGGCCATGAGTTGACTGCGACAGGTGGCATTGCAGAAATCTGTCGTGTCATCCTTGACGTAATCAACGAGGAACTGCCATTCGGACTTCTCGGTCATCCAGATCACCTCCGATCTTGTAGGTCTTGCCCCGGCTGCGGCCAGTCCCCTTGCGATACTCCGTAATCCAGACCGTCTTGCCGCTTTTGTAGTGGCGGAAGTGGCCTCTTACGGTAAAGGAACAGGCTGGGCTTGCATGGTGGCCTCTGGGAGCCACTGTAAGCTGTTTTCCAGACGAGTGAATGATGTATGTGGTGTTGGCGGTATGCGGCTTTGTGGAGCCTATGCGCTTGGCGGGAGCCTTTGTTGAGGTGGCGGATTTCTCACCCCTGATTCCGACCTCTCCATACGTCATCAGCGCCATCAGGGAGCCGTACACGGTCAAAGCGCCCTGTTCGGTTTCGGTGGGGTTGCAGTCCGCAGGGAGCGTACTCACTTTCTTCTTCCACAGGCCGTTGCCCAGCGGAGCGAAGACAACATGGCCGAGCTTCCGGGCCGGGCTGTCGAGGTAGAGCTTCAGCTTCTTGTCAGAGCGGAAGCACTTGATAGAGATGCCGCTCTCGACAATCTGGATTTCCACTTCTCGCAGGGGAACCGGCATCGAACGAACCAGATCGTTGTGCTCATCCCGCCATGCAAGGAGCTTTTCGATGTCCGCCGCTGTGACCACGATTTTGTCCATCATCCAGAATCCCTCCCAACGAATGTGCCGGCATAAAGCCGCCCGCCGATCATGTAGTGGTAGTATTCATGCCCACGCTGGATGTCGGCCTGTCTGCCGGGCATGGGCCGCAGAACCATCGGATGCCCAGCAATCTGCACCACATATTCTCCGGCTGGGATGAGCGCCGCCATCCACGGCTCCACCGGACTGGCCCGTGCCGGGCATCCATCCATACAGCAGGTGGCGGTTACCTGCTCCACGTTCATGGTGAACATGGAAAGCTGCTCATATCTGCTCATTTTGCCACCGCCTTTTTGATGGTGAACCGCCATCCCGGCCCATAGGCCATGCGGTACTCGGCAAGCATCTTCAGAGCTTCGGGCCAGGTGTCGAACTCGTCGATGTCCTCCCACGGCTGGCCGGGGTACTTCCCACGAATCTTAATCACTGAAACCGACCTCCTTCACGGCAACGCCGTTCTTGTCGCACCAGACTTCCTTGCTGCCGAGCTGGCGCTTGGTGTAGCCTTTGACAACGTGCATCTGGTAGTCTTCCTCGGCCTGCGGGTCATGCCAGTGCAGGCCGCGAGCTTTGTACAGCGGCATCCAGTGTTCCTCATAGAAGTCGTACCCGGCACCGTCAATGCCGAAGAAGTAGCCGAACTCGTCAGACTGATAGACACGGAAGCCGCAGTCAGACATGGCTCGAAGACCGCCATTTTCCTCAAGCCACCAATCATCAATGTTGTCGCCAAACGACCACATCGTTCCCCACATCGGAAGAACGTCGTCCCGTTCAACATCAAAGTCATCTTCCTCGGCGGAAACGAGCTTGCCATCATACAGCTCGATGCAGTACAGGTCGCTCTCCTCGTTATAGCTCTTGATGGTGCCGCAATGCTCAAGGCTGTCAACCTCATCGGGCAGATCATAAACGTATACGGTGTCACCGGCAGCAGGCTTGGTGATTTCGGTCCAGTCATCGGTGTTCATGCCCATCAGCTTCTCAATCATCCCCTGTGGGACGGCATTCATTTCGCGGACCCACGCTTCAGCAGCGTCACGGATGGTGCGATACTCAACGGTCATAGCAAATTCCTCCTTAATCTCCGATACTGAGGTAGTCGGAGTAAACGGTATCATCTTCCTTGCAGTAGTAGTAGCTGCGGTCGCCGTAAGATTCCCAGTCGAGAAAGATGAAGACAAGTTTCTTGCCGTTCCGTGCCGCCTCAACGGCAGTCGGGAAAGACTTGTACTTGTGTGCCTTCAAGAACTCGTTGAGTGCTTCCTTCGATGGAAGAATGGTTTTAGTAGCGTCGTTCTCCATGCGGATGCTTCCCCTTTCAGATGGACGCGCAGAAGTCGCCGAGCTTCTGCCACAGGTGGAACGTCTTCCGGCTCATCTGCACGGTATCGGGAACGCCCCGGCCGACCGTCCAGTTGTGAGCCATGCGGAACAGCCGCCCTGCGGCCTCCCGCTCCGATTCGCTGAAGTCGGCCAGCCATGCCCTGCGGCGGCGACCGCTGCTCCAAGTGCAGCCGTAGTGAACCATGCAGATGAGGTCGTACGGGATGTTCGCCCGGACTTCCTCAACGGTGAGCTTCATCATCCGCTTTGCCATATCACTCATCCTCCTTAATCCTGAAAAAAGCCATTGCGCTTGCCTTGATGCTGCTCGGCCATCCGTCCGGGTAGGGCCGCTGCGTACCATCCGTAAAGGGAACCATTGCGGTGGCCTCTACGGCCAACATCTCGCCCTCGTACTGGTAGGGGCGGCAGCGGAACGTGCGGAGCTGGATGCTCTCGCATTCCATCGTACCGGCTCCCATACGCCGCAGATCATCCGCATTGCGTGCCGCGTTCGGGTCATACCCGGCGGCTTTCATGTGGTCCAGAACCGTCATATTAGGCAACCTCCTTTCTGACAACATTCAGGCAGATGTAGAACTGGCCATCGAGGTCTTCAACCTCCCAGAAGTAGCCGCCGGTGTACTTGCCATCGGTCAGCGCCTTGTCCTGCCAGAAGCCTTCCTTGATGCACTCCGTGATGGTTTCCTGCCAGCCATCAAAGCGCTCATCCCCGGCCAGTGCCTTGAAGAAGCGGTTGACCGCGGTCTGCCACATCTTGCAGTCGGTGATGAGGTCGGCGCAAACCATGCCGTTCGGCTTGTTCACGATGGCAACCAGATCGATGTCCTGCCGGTGTTCGTCCTGCTCGAAAGCCTCGAAGCTGCTGTATTCTTTCACCTTCAGCATTTCTAAATCCTCCGTGTTTTGGTAAGTTGTTTTCTGTATCTTCATTCTAACTTACCGGTCTGGTAAGTCAAACGTATGTTGAAGTTTTTACAAAAAATTTTACGGTATTCCGAAGATACTTTATGGAGGCTTATCCTACTTTACGGCTGAACCTTTCCCAGAACTGCTTGGCGATGTAGGGGCTGACCGGGGTGATGGTATGATGCTGGCATCCAGAAAGCTGGTAGAGGACGGTGAAGTAGTTCCCGGCGGCATCCTCGAACAGCTCTACATAGAAGTCCTCGAACATCACGGCCTTGTTCGAGCAGAGCGATTCTGCCTTCCGGGTGTCATATCGAACGCCGTCTACGGTCTGCGCTACGGCGGGGCTGGTGCTGTTGCCCAGCTCCGGGAGGCCCGCACCGTTGGCATCACTCATGGAGATCTCATAACCAGCAAAATGCAGAGCCTTTGACAGCTCATCGAAGGTGAGCGAGTTGTTCTTCAGCCGCCCGCTGAGGTTCTGCGGGGTCCAGCCCATGTGTTCGGCCAACTCTTTCTGGGTCTTCCCTGCTCCAGCAAGGGCTGCGCGTACCATATCAGATGCTCGCATACCATCAGCCTGCCTTTCCAGCCAGAACCCGATTCAGCAGGCTCTCGTACATGGTCTGGAGCATTTCACACTTGGCTTTCGCTGCGGCCAGCTCCGCAGCCATGTTCGGATTTGACGCCGGCGTAGACACCTTGACATCCCGGATGACCGGAACTTCTTTCGTGACCTCCACGATTTTCTCTACGGGCTTTCCAACTTCCAGCTCCAGCGAGATCAGCATTGCAACCTCCACGTTGGTCATCTCTGCCGGGGTCAGGTGGTGGCCCTTGTAGCCCAACAGGCGGTCAACCGATACGGTCGTAATCTGCTCACAGAGGGCAGTGCTTTCACGTTCAGAGCTGCGGATGAGAACGTGCGTCGGCAGGTCTTTCTTCGGTTGGGTGGTCAGGTATACGACCTCTACCGTCTCTGAACTGGCGTTGTTCTTCTCGTTAGAGACGATGATTGCCGGGCGGCCTGCCGCCTGCTCACAGCCGGTGTAGTTGTCCTTTCTCACATACCAAATGTCGCCACGCTTGATTTCCATACTCTTACTCCTCCTTTGCCTGACGCTTCAGCTCGGAAGCATCAATGGTGATGCAGGTGGTGTTGGCGACGATGCCGTCAGCAATCCCCTTGCCATGCTCGTCCAGCAGGGACTCCAGCGAGGTCGCGGTGAGCCGCAGGGCAGCAACCATGAACGGGAAGTCCATCAGATCATAACCGCTTGCAACACCCATCAGCTCCTTGGTCATCGCAGTGACGCACTCAGCAGAGATGTTGCGGGCATCATCGGGCTTATTTGCAAGCACTGCCAGCGTCATCCGCAGCGCATAGGGCATCATTTTCTCAGCCATTGTCTTTGTCCTCCTTATATTCGCTGACGACCTCCGAGATTGCATGATCGCGGTGGTACGTCCAGCTATCGTCATTATCAATGTACTTCCGCATCAAGACCGCCGCACGCGGGGCGAGCGCATTGAGCGTCGTGCGGTCAAGCTCATAGGCTTCCATAAGCTCCTCATCGGTGAACTGTGAGATATATTCCCGCACGTCCTCCTCATAGCTCCGAAGCTCATGCTCGGAGTAGGAGCGAACCAGCTCACAGCCATCCAGCGGCTTCGGGCAGTAATCGGTGCAGCCATCATCATGGATGCCCGGCTTCTTCCCAGTCAGGAACGGGGCCATGCAGATGCCCTGCGGGTTGAACACGCAGGTTTCAGAACAGCATTCAGTGCAGAGCTTCTGGCAGTGCAGCAGGCTCGTGATGCTTGCCGCGTTAGAGGCATCCTCGTTGTAAATCAAGTAGGCAATGCCCTTGCTATGCCGTTCATCAAACCAGCGCCAGATGTCAACGCGGCTGGTTCCTGCCGGGAAATCCAGAAACGGAGCCTCCATCGTTTCGGTGGAGGGGTCCATAGGGACATCCCCGAACCGCTTCCACAATTCTTCAAGCAGCGCATCGCGCGCTCTCAGTGTTCTCATTACCAACGCCTCCCCAGAAAGAGCCTCGCCAAGCCCACAACGGCCATCGCCCCGACGATTGCCCAAAAGGCAGCGCAGAGGATGTCCGTGGCCGTTTCGAGCCACTGATCTACCACGATCAACCATGCCATCATCATTTTGCCTCCCCTCAGCCGAATACCAAATCGCCAAACAGTGCGTGCTGGACAATCTCGTCCGCACAGGTGGCATCAATCTGGCCGCAGTCAACGGAGCCATCTGTGCTGTCCACAACATCGCAGTTGGCGTAGCAATTTTCGAGCCACTGCTTAAATCCAGCGAGGAACTTGTCGAGATCGAGCATATAACAGGTCTTGTCATCCTCAAACGGTTCTTCGAGCCAAACGGCAAGCTGCCCACCGCGAGAAATCTGGTCGCTTGCGTACTCCCCAAGATACTTGCCCTGCACAACAACGCGCCTGCACCAGTAGTTGATGCCACCCTCCAGCGCAGAAACCATGATGTCATCAACATCCTGCTGGGTCAGCCGAGCCGTAATCTCTGCATGAACCTCAAACTTCTTTTCATCGGTCATCTTTCTTCATCCTTTCATCAAATTGTCGGGTCAAAAATCAGGCCATCCCACTTGCCGTTCAGACGGTCGGGGTACTTCCCGGTCGGAACCATGTACCTGTCCGGGACTTCCGGCGGCAACGGCCGCTCGTTCCTCAAATCCATACCAGCGTCGAACATCGAGAGCTGCACGGTCTGGCTGGTACGTTCCCGCAGGAGCCGATACCAGTAGATGATGTGGTTCCGAACAAGGTTCAGATTCACACCATCCGGCCATGCAGGGTCAGAACAACCGTTCTTCTTCAGGTCATCCCAGTGCTTATACTCAGCGTCCAACTGCTCCCTGATCTGGGCCTCGCTCATCTCTTCAGGGGGAATATAGCGGCTCACAGGTGCGCCTCCTTTCGGCGCTCATCGGCGATGACATCAGCGGTAGTGCGGTCAACGCCGAGCTTTTCGAGCTGCCGGTAAGCTGCTTCCTTTTCCTGCGGGCAGTCGGCCCAGACGAGATCATCAATCATGTCACTCAGCATACGCCAGCCTCCTCTCTTGTGATAGTCCCGCTCGTCCATGCCCCGGTGCGAATGCCAATGCTGGGCAGGCGGGCCAGCAGAGCCTTTTTCATGCTATCGAGGTATTCCCGATAGCGCCGTTTCTGAAGACCGGCCATCCATGCGCTCTCACAGTCGGAGTAGCCGTCTTTCTGGACAAGCTCGACAGCCAGCGACCATTCGTTGTCCTCCACGCAGATGTAAAACAGCTCGTTTTCGAGGATGACCCGACGCTCATTGCCGAGCCAGACGTTCGAGTTGGCCGCAGGCTGGAAGCTGGGACAGAGCTTCCGCAGTTCGGCACAGAAGCATTCGAGAACGTCTTCTTCCTCGTAACTGCTCCCGACCTCATCAAGAAGCCATTCATCGCCCGAAAGGTCTTCGTAACTGAGGTCGCGCTGTAAGCTGGTTTCCTCCTCTTTGGCGTGGGGGTCATTCCTGCGGTAGACCCGCAGGTCATCATTGTCGATGTAGAACAGCCCTTCGTAGGCTCCCAGCACGCATACATTTCCGCGTCCCATTTTTCATCCCTCCGCGTCTTCGAGAAATGAGATTGCGTTTTCAATTCTGGAAGACGCAGAATAGAGCATATCAACAGCATTTTCCGCAGCTTCATACCGCTCAGTTCCCTGCAAGCTCTCAGGAATGTTCTCGAAGGCTTCCTGCTCCTCCTTGTAAAGCTCATCAATCTGGCCCTTCAGCTCATTCAGGGCATCTGCAATCTTGCTGATACGCTTGCGCCGCGAGTTATTCATTGTCACAGTCCTCCTCCACTTGTTCGTTGCAGGAATCATCAGACTCTCTGTACGAGAAATAGTAATCATCAGGCGGCTCCGTTACTCCGCCGAACCGGTCAAGCCAGCCGGAGCAATCATACATCGGATTCATCGCCGTTCTCCTTCAGGTAGCAGTGGTCAACGACCCAGCCTCCCTTGTTGCCGAAGTCCTTCATGTACCAGTCGAGGCGAACCATCTGGTCGGTGCCATCCAAGCAGGAACCGAACAGGCTGGTGGAGCAGCAGCTCGGCCGGAAAGCCTTGTTGTCGCTGCTGACCTCATAGGTGCGGCTGCGCAGCGGGTAATGGTGGTCAGGCCAGTTGCTCTCAGCAAATACGATGCAGGCGATCACCGGCTTTGCAAGCTGGGTCTTGTTGTGTTCAACGAACAGGTCCCGCAGTTCGGGATAGGTGGTCATGTTCTGGTTATCCATAGCTGATACCTCCATCAGAGAACAAAGCAGATAACGAGCAGGGTGACGGCAAAGGCTGCTGCGCCGATGGCAACGGCGTTCAGCACGTTGTTGAAACGCTCCCGGTCGGCATCCTTCTGGCGGCGGGCTGCGCGGCTCCGCTGCTGTGCGGGGCTGTTCAGCATCCGCAGGAAGCAGTTCGGGTCGTTCTCCCACTCACGGGTCATCTCAGCGGTCATGTTCTCGTTTTTCATAGCTAAAACCTCCATAGTATCAATTTCTTTACGGGTGGCTCCCGCGACACCCTTTCGGGTGTTTCGGCTGCTGCCGTGCAGCCATCATCAGGCGGGTTAAAATTTGAAGTCCCAGTCAATAACTTCGCCGTTTCTGAGCAGGGCGTAGCGAACTTCGTCGGCAACCGAAGGATTTTTCGGATCACCGAAAATCTTCGGGTAGGCATTTACCTCATAATGGTAGCGGCCAGCCTCCCACGAACCGTACCGCTTGAGCATCTCTCTGGTGTAGCTACTGAGTCTGTAACCTTTCTTCATGTTCCACTCCTCTATTCTCGAATCAGCCGAAGTACTTGCTTGCGAACTGAGCCTTGCTGAGCGTCTTCATATCATAAACGTACTCAACAGCGGATGCGACATCCATGTCGGTTTCAGTAACAAGTTCCTTGACCAAGTGGGTGAGGTTGTTCTCACGGATGTAAGACTTCATAGCTTCGAGTTCCATCATCGTCTGTTCCTCCATAATCTTACCGTTTTGGTATGTTTTTCTGTATCTTCATTCTAACTTACCCACCACTGGTGTCAAACGAAATTTGAAGATTTATCGAAAAAATTTACAGAGTACATCTGGGAGTTTACCGTCGTTCAGTAGACCATGCCTTCCGGGTCGATGATGGCGCATTCCTTACCGTGAACGTAGTAGGCGTTGCCGCCCTCATCCACCCAGACCCGGCAATAGCCAGACAGCCCAATTTCCGGGCTGTTGGCTATGCCGTTCCACTCTGGCTTGCGGGTCAGCTCGCCGACTACCGCAAAACCGATGTCCGCTGCATACCGGCGGGCAATGCTCTCAGTAGCAGGCATGAGCGGTGTTCCTGATGGCGTGGACCATCAGCGTAATGGCCTCGGCCAGCGGGGTGTTCAGGTACGGCAGCTCCTTGTCCTCCACGATCTCGGAGTTCATGGTCTCGCCATGCTCGTTCTTTTCCGCAATCCAGCAGCCATCACCGGTGTCCTCCAGCACGATGCTGAAGTACGGTTCCTTCTGGCCGCAATACTCCAGATACTCCCAGAAGATACGGGCCTTTTCCTTGCCCACGGACTTGACCGACCAGCGCCAGTTTTCGTCGTTCTGGTTGGCCTCGGAAACCAACTGGCTAATCAGTTCCTTGTGTTCACGCAGATCATACATAGTTCTCAACCTCTTGACTTTCTCCTGCCCTCCTGATAAGATGGAAACGAGATGGGGCAGGTCCCATCCCGTTCCGTCTGGCTAGGTTCCCACAGGGTCGCAAACTGTGTGGGGAACCTAGCCTTTACTGTTTCTTAGACTCGCCGGTTGCGGGGTCGAGAACTCCGGCAATGCACTTAATGCACTGCGTCGCTTCCTCGTCCGTGTGACCGTGAGCTTTCAGCCAGTCGATCAAGCGGCTGGCTTCCAAAGCGGTCATGCTGCACTCGCCTTTCATTTTGTTACACCTCCTGCTCGTGCTTCCAACTTACCAGCCGGATGCTGGTAATTGTAGATAACTTACCTTTTTGGTAATTTATCTTAGTATCATTATAACTTACCCAACTGGTAAGTCAATCTGTTTTTTAATTTTTTCAAAATATTTTTTATATCCACTGGCTATTTGATGCCAAGCCGCTGGTAGCCTCTGGAAAACCTCTGAATTTGCATTTTGGTTACGGGTAAAAGTGTATTGGGAAACGTCTGGAACCTTCTGGGAAGGATTTGTCAAAAGTGCATAACAAAATTTGGCTATTTTGAGAATTGATTTTTCTGGCGACGTTGTTCCATCGGAATTTCCGTGCAAACAAAAAAATCCCCCTGCACCAGCCTTTTTACGGGTCATGGTACAGGGGGATTATCATTTTACGCTGACTTTGCGCTGACTCAGCCCAGATTCAGCGTATTCTGGGCAGCGGCCTGCTTGGCGGCGACGTGGTTGGCGTCGATCTGGGCCTCAATACGATTTTCGAGGTACTGGGTCGTATCGCCGAATGTGCTCTTGATGTAGTCCTGCGCATCGCTGCTCATGCTTTTCAGGGCGGCAGACACGGCTCGCATCAGGGCTTCCTTCTGCTCCGCCTCATTGAACGTCCCGGCGGCTTTGAGGTCGTTGACGTATCTCTGGTTCATCGCGGCCACGGCATCGGACACCGCACTGCCGATTTCGCGGACGAGGCGCTGCACCTTGATGTCGTTGATCTTTGCCACGATGAACTCGATGAACACGGCAATGCCTTTCTGGATGCAGGCGGTCACGATGGGAATGCAGACCAGCAGGGCAACGTACAGCAGGCTTCTCGTAAACTCATTCATATTCGGTTACTCCTTTCATTCAGTGAACCTGATTCTTCAGGCTGTTCATCCGCTTATCACCTTCGATGGCGGCAGCGGTAAAGCTGTTGTTCTTCCACCACGCAGCGACGCTGGTGGCAATGGTCAGGCCAGTGGTCACGAACTGTTCCACCTCCGAACTTTCGATGGGCAGCAGGGGCTTCCCGGCTGCGCTCGAAACCTGATTTGCCAGAGCGAACGCCAGAGCGGCCGTGCGGGCCAGTGTAGCGATGGACACTTTGCTATTCGTCATAGAGCCTATCTCCTCTCACAGGTACTTGTCAGCGCCAGACAGCGCCTTCCACGATGCAGGGCCGCAGATGCCGTCCACGGTCAGGCCATGCGCCTCCTGCGCCCTCATCAGGGCATTTTCCGTCCCCTCTCCGAACAGGCCATCAGCCTTCAGCTTCAGGAGCTTCTGGAGCATGATCGTCGCACTGCGGTTCGCGTCCCCGGTGCAGCCCCGGCGGATGGTGGGAAGCACGAACTTGTTGTAGGTCGTGCTGGGGTACTTTCCAGGCGTGGTGCAGAGCCACGTCGCTTTCGTGCCACGGGTGTCGGCGTGGACAAAGGCTCCACGGCTGTGCCAGTAGATGCCGATGCCGCCGAACCCCACGGCTTGAGCAAGGATGCCCAGTGCCACAGGGTTGATACTCCGATTCTCCGTCCTCCAGTCCGCTGCCATGCCGTAGCGGTGCTTGGAGTTCGGGCTTCCGCCCACGGCCTTGCTGGCGTTGTGCTTGATGCAGCGGTAGCCAGACGTGATCTTCAGCGGGCGGTTCTCCTTGTCCCGGATGAGCTGGAGCTTTTCGGCCAGCTCCGTGTCGATCACCTGCTGCCCACAGCCGCAGGGGCACTGGAACTCCAGTCTGGTGAAATTCTTGGTGAGCGCGGTGCTGTCGCCGCGCTGGAACGTGATGATGCTCAACTTGCACACCTCCTAAAAACCGATCTGGGTGAACACATAGCCGAGGAAAGCACCGATGATGGCCGTCACCACATAGCCGACGGCATTACGCCACAACTCTCCATCGCGGCTCTCCAGAGTTTCCAGCCGTTTCCCCTGCTTTTCCTGCTCCTTGACCATGCTCTCCATGCTCAGGGCCAGTTTTTCGACAGAGGTGGACAGTGACCCCATCTTGCTCACGCTTTCTTCCAGCAAAGCAATTCGCCTGTCCTGTCGGGAATTTTCTTCTTTGAGCCTTTGCTTGAACTCTTCATGCTCGGCTCGCGTGATAGGCTGGTCCATCTGAACCTCCTTTCAATCGTCCTGCAAAAATAAGGGGGAGCCGGTTTCCCGACTCCCCCGCGATCATGCGACCTCGACTTCGAGGTCCTTCAGGATTTCCTCAACCTGCTTCCGAATCAGCGCCGGAACCTGATCGAGGGTCTTCTTGCCCTTCACAATGAGGGTTGCATAGATGACTGCCATGATGCCTTTCTCCTTTCTCAGTAATATTTTTAAGGCAAATTCCCGCAGGCGGCTCATGCGTTGCCGTCCGCCGCGAGAATGGCCTTGACTTCTTCCCGCAGGTGCTCAGGCACCTGCTCGATGGTTTTCCGCCCCCGGCGGATGAGGTTTGCATAGACTTCTGCCATGATTATGCCTCCTTATCTGCGGCGGATGTGACCGCGATGAGCTGTTCGTACACGTCGCACAGCGCCATCTGGGTATTATCGAGGTTGGTTTCCAGAGAAGAAACCTTGGTTTTCAGGGCTTCATTCTCCTCCTGCAATTCCGCCATCGTTTTCTTCTTCTGCAACTTGGCTACAGAATCGACTCTTACTCTTTTCAAACCCATTACTGGAAACCTCCCTGAATCGAAGCGATATAACCGCTCTCGCCGCTTGCGCCGCGCTCTGCGGTGACGCGGAAATTGAACGCAAAGCCGTTGGCCGCAGTCTGGTTCGTGAACAAATGGTTCCGGCCATTCCGGGCCTCGGTGGTGGCGTCCTCCCATACCGGCGAACTGTCCTTGCCGTTGTTCGTGACCTCCACCTTGAACACAGCGTCGGCGGGAATCAGACCGCCAACGGTGATGGCGCAGAGCGTGATCTGGGCATCCGCCTCCATCGGCTTCGCCAGCGTGATGCTGGCGGCGGTGACGGCCTTCGTAAAGGTGAACGTCTTGGTTACGGTGGCCTTGCCATCGGTCACGGTAACGGTCATGGTGTGACTGCCGTTCGTAATTTTCTGGAAATATTCACCGGTGACGGCGAAGCTGTTGGTGGTCTTGCGGGTCGCGGTGTAGGTGCGCTTGGTCGTGCCGTCCAGCTTTTCGGTGACAGTCAGAGTGTCCACCGCGTCCTTATCATCCACGGAGTACGAGATGGTGAAGCCGCTGGACTTGGTGCCGAGGTTGGCTGCGCTGGAGGTCGTGATGGTCGGCGTAGTGTTGTTATCGACCGTGCGCTTGGTGGACGTAGTGTAGCCGGACTGAGCATTGTAGCTGTCGTACGCCTTGACACGGTACATCACGGTGGACCAGCCCTTGGTGATGGTGTCGGTGTAGGTCAGCGCGTTGCCCTTGTACACCTGCGTGTAGGCGGAGCCACCATCGGTGCTGCGCTCCAGAATGTAGCCGCTCAGGTTGCCATCGCTGTCACTGGCCGCAGTCCACGAGATCACCAGCGTGCTTCCACCCTTGACATCGTTCGGGACCGCGATGGACGGCGGCGCAGACGGGGCGTTGTTGTTGACCACCGTTACCTGCGAACTGGTGCGCCAGCCAGACTCCAGACCCTCGGTGTCGTATGCCTTGACGCGGTACATCACGGACGTGGTGCCGAAGGCGACGTTGTTCGTGGTGCTGGTGGCCGTACCCTGATAAATCTGACTCCACGAGCTGCCGCCGTTGGTCGAACGCTCTACCTTGTAGCCGGCGAGGTTGCTTTCTGCATCAGAGCTTTTTGCCCACGAGATCGAAATGTTCGTGCCGCCCATGATGGACGAAGGAACGGAGATGCTCCCCGGAGTCGAGGGCGCGGTGTTAGTCGAGACCGTGCCATCGTCAGACACCAAGAGAGTAGAGGGCAAAATCAAAGCGGGGCGGATGCCGCGCGAGTTGGAGCAGTTGGTGTCGCCACTGGTGCCAGCGGAGCCGACCGCCAGCGCGCGGTTGGAGGTGATGTTGCAGCCCGGAGAGCGGAGCCACCAGCCGACGGCAGAACCGTTGAGATAGGCAACACGCTTGGAATCCGAATCACTGTCTGCACAGCCCTTGAAATAGGCTAGCTCTGCACCCTCGCCTCTCGGCATATAGGAGTAGCTGAAACTCGTTTCGGTCGTACTGAGCAGGAAGATCTTCGCAGACAGGCCATTCGAGCCGCTGGTGACGGTCGTGGACGTACCGTGGCCCTTGCGATACGGAATCTTTACCTGTTTGATCACATTCCTGATGTTCGACTCGAACAGACCCAGGAATACGCCGTTCAGGTAAGAGTGGATGGTACTGTTGGCATAATCGTTGGTGTTCGAGCTATCCCACTGGCGGCTTTCGTAGATGTCCTGCATCAGAAGCCACGTTCCGGCGCAGCTATCGTCATAGACGCTGGACGGCTTGCCCTGATGGACGACGATGAAATCTTTGGCAGAACCATTTACTTTCAGCTTGATGATGCTGCCGACTGCTTTGGAACCCAAGGTTACATAAGCCATAAAAAAGGCCTCCTTTTATTGAATTTCCGGCGTAAAATTTTGTTTCAAATTGAGCGGCGGTGAACGGGATAAGTTCATTCGTTTCATTAGAACTCGATTCTTTTTGCCGTGGTGTTCCAGACACCTTCCACCACCGTGCCGTCCAGCGTCTCAAACGTAATCGTGAACGGGTTCCCGGTGACGGAGGTATTGAACATCAGCTCCAGCAGAGCCAGACGGGCGGACACGTCGGAGATGCTGTTCTGGATGGAGTGGTGGGCTTCTTCGTCCTCATCGTGGGCATCCACGAGCTTCTGGGCTTCCCGGAGGAATGCGGGAAGCATCGTGACCGAGCAATACTGCTCCACGTCCTCCGCCGTCATCCATGCCTCGCACTTATAGTCTACGGTGACGCCCAGCCCCTCGCCGATGACGATGCACACCGGGAAGCGGCGGACGTCCACGCCGGTGTCAGAGGCGGCGCTGACGTACTGCGGATAATCGCCCAGCGTTCCGTAGTAGATAAGGACTTCGCCCTTGTCCGGGTCAAAGGCGAATACGCCGAACTCCCGGAGCCAGAAGCCATGGTCAAGACCGCCGTTCAGGTCAGAGCGGTATTCCACGATCATGCGGACGCTGGCTCCATCATAGACCGGCGCAGTCGATGTGCCCGCAGCGACCGGCTCAATCAGCGCGGTCATGGATGCGGGTTTCACATCATCCGGGACGATTCCGCTTCCCACCATAATCTTCGAGATCGGGAGCTGCTGCCCTGCAACCAGCTTGGCAATCAGCTCTCGACCGCTGTCCGTAACAACAAAGCCATAGTAGCTCATAACTCATCCTCCTCGATTTCGGGCAGTTTCGTCTGCGTGATGTTCTGTGCTGCGGGGACCGGCAGCACGGTGTCGATAAAGTCCTCGCCAACTGCTATCTCCGGCAGGGTCGTGGTCATATAGCCGCGCCCCAGAATGGCCTGCATCGGCACATCTGCGACCATTTCTGGTGATTCAGTCTTTGCGACCACCATGATGGCTACGCCTGCGGCCTTGATAAAGGGTGCATTCAGTAGCTTGGAAACATCATCTTCCGGCGTCAGGGCGTCGGTTTCAAAAATCATGGTAGCCGGAACATCCGGGTCCTCGCGGTAATGCAGCGGCTTGTCCCAGAACATTTTGAACGCCCGGATGATGTCGTAGTAGGTGCAGCGGTTGGTGTTCTTCCAGATTTTGTATATCAGGTACGTTCGGTAGTCATCGTCAGTCAGGACGTAGACCGATTCCTTGGTACAGGCCAAAGCACCGGCTTCAAGGCGGGTCAGAACCGCATTGTCGCCGATGCCGTCAAGCTGCTTTCCGATTGCGGTCTGGATGTTCCGCTTGTTGCGCAGGTCTTCGTAAAACTGCCGTACCTCGTTCAGCTCATCACCGACGGCCTCCATGAGCGCGTCGATGACCGGCTTGCCCTTGAACTGCTCCACAAGATCATTCCGGAGCTTCTGGACGTAATCAGCCATCCATGACCACCTCAATCCTGTTTTCGTCCGTAACGGCCCGCTCCCGTGCCGAGATGGACACGCTGCGCTGGGTGTAGCCAGTGGGCATATCGCCGTCATTCGGTGTTGCAAACAACCATACGTCGATGTAGTCGATGCCAGACACCTGCAAGTTGAACTTCTGCGGGATGACGTTCTCGCCCGCCTCAAGCCCGGCCATCTTTTCCAGAATCTGCTCCTTGATAAGTTCGGCGTAGTTGGCCGGAGGATTGATGTTCGGACTCAGGGTGACTCCGACACGGAACCAGACCTTGATATACGTCGGGCGGTTGAAGCGAATCACGATGTCCTCGCCATAAACGCCGTGCAGGGTGGCTTCTACACTGCCGAAAGTGTTGATGCCGCCTGCCTTTGTGTTCAGGATTTGCTGGGCAATTTCCGTTGCGTCGCCGCCCTCGACTACGACCTCGATGCTGTGCGGCCACCGGCCAGCAGAATCCACTTCGTTTGTGCAGTTCTCATAGGGGGCCACACTGACTACACCCTGCACATTCTTCAGGATGGCGCTCCTGATGCTTTCCAGCATGGCAGACGAGCGGTTGTAGATTTTGTTCGTATAGGACTTTCGGAACTCGATGTCGCTCTCTGCAAGCTGGCCCGCAATGTAGGAGCCGACATTGGAAACGGCATTCAGGCCCGGTACAGCCTTTACGATCTTCGTAATGACTCCATTCGGGATGAAAATATCCCCGGCGTCCACCGTTTCAAACGTAACGATGCTGCTGACAGACGCTGTGGTCAAATTCTCTGACAGAACCAGCGTGTTGGAGCTGGTTTCATCCACGGCTTCGATCACGATGGTGTCATTTATGACCGTGACATGGAAGTCCTTATCGGTAATGGCCGTCCCCAGCGCCTCTAGGGCTTCACTGGAGCCTTTTTTGGCATCAGGGGTAATGGTGTATAGGTTTCCGTTAAGAGCTACCCCAAGGGCTGTTTTTGCCTCCGGGGACGCGAGGATAACGGTGGCCTTGTTGAAGGATGCTCTCGTGATCTCTGCGTCTGCGCTGGAAACAAGGTTCGTGGCCGGGCTGGTGTCGGATGCAATCGACGTGCCGACCGGAATAGCCGTACCGTCCACGCCGGTACAGAGGATGCTGTAGTAGGACTTTGCAGCCATTCCGCGCGTTGAGCCGCCGAACTGCGCTGCATAGTCAAGGCTCACTCCGGTCGCGCTGGAAACGTACTCCGAGTGATACACATCCACGCCAAATTCCCACAGCTCTGCGATTTCATCTGCTACATTGGTCAGCAGGTGATTCAGCAAAGACTGTGGGTTCTGGCGGGTGTTCACGCCGAGGCGGGCCGACATTCGTTCGTGCATATCATCGAGGATTGCATCCAGACGTTTCGGGTTAGGTCCCTGCGGTGTTAAGCCATATTTTGCCACGGTATTCTGATCTCCTCTCTGAACCTGTCTTCGTCCGTAGTAAACGAGATCGCAACGGACGCACTGCGGTTCTTTTTGTCAATGTCAAACGAAATATCCGTCACATCCTTCACTCCATCAACGCTCATCACGGTTTCCCGGATAAGATGCCGGAGCTTGGACTCATTCGGATTTTTGACCAGCAGGTTCTCAAAGTACGGAAAGCCGAGCGAAGGCATCAGCCGCCACTCTCCAAAGAACCAGAGCAAACGAATACGGACAGCCTGTACGATGCTGTCCGTAGCTGAAATGTCGCCTGCCGCCGAGAGTTCTAAGTCCCCGGTGGCATCGAGCTTCAGGTCTATCACGTTTTTCCCTCCTTTACTGCGGCTTCCCGGTCATGCCGCCGCTGTTGCCACTGTGGGTGTGGTTTGCGAGGCTGATACTGCCGTTGGACGCCTTGACATCATCCCTTGCGGTGATGCCGCCCTTGACCGTGAGCTTTCCGGTGATGTCCACGCTGTCGGGTGAAATTGCCAGCACCGTGCCGCCGACTGTGATCTGCACAAGGCTCGGCTCCACTTTGACCTTGGCCGAACCGAGAGTCAGTTCTGCGGTCTTGGGCGTGATTTTGGCTTTTGTGTCGCCTGCGGCAATGGCTACGGCATCCTCATCACAGGCCAACTTCATGGTGCTGTTGCCGCCAGATGTGAGGTTTGGAATGGCAATGGCGTTGGTCAGGTCAAACTTCAGTTTGGTGTCAGTTTCCTTGCCGTACATCCAGTAATCGAGTGCCTGCTCACTGAAAACCAGCAGGCATCCATCGCCTTTCTTGATGGGCCATGCAATGGTGACGTTTTTGCTCTGCGGGAACATGACCGGGACGCCTGAGATTTCTGGAAAGTCCATCGTGCTGCCATCGGGCTTTGTGAACTTTGCTTTCGGTAACACGGTGGCGACGCCCTTGCCCGGGTCGTAGCTTTTTATCTCGCCCGGCAGAGCCGTGTGCATATCCTCCGTCGCGCTGCGGGCGCTTTTATTGATTTGGTCAACAAACTCCTGCATCATTTTTGCTTCACCTCCAGCAGGCGGGCCGTGCAGCTCCATGAACCTTCCATATTGTCGCCCTCAATCCGCACCGAGTAGACCCGGAAATAGCCCTTGACTACTTTGCTGTTCAGGTACACATAATCGTCCAGTCCGATTGCGGCGTTCATCAGGTACTCCACGTCCCAGCCGTAGCTGTACCCCTTGTCCTCATTGGAGATTTGGACACGCTCTGGGAGGCCCAGCAGGCCCTTTTCTGCCGAAAGCTCATACACCTCGCGGCTCATCGTATCGCCCGGCTTTTTGACCTGTAAGACGCCGTTGTTGATGCTCCACGTCAATCCGCTGGTTTCGCAGGCTTTCGTCAGCACATTTCTTGCCGGGCCAACATAGCTGTAGCCATTCGGGATGTCCTTGAACTCTGCGTTGTAGGAGAAAGAAACCGTCACGCCCATCTGGTCTGCGGTGTCCTGTATCAGGGTCTTGCAGTTTACAGCCCCGGCATAGCTTACGGAAACGTAGGTGTCGCGGACTTCAATGCGGTTATCCACCAGCTCGATCTCCGTTGCCCTGTCTGCTCCGTCAGCTTTTGTCGTAGCAAATGTGACCACGCCGGTGAAGATGAGCGGACGTGTATCGCCATACCCTGCATGGAGTACGACCACGCAGTCGTTTTTTCTCAGCTCTGCAAGGTGTTCGTCGCTCAGATTCCAGATAGTCACTTTGGCCGTATTCTGGCTGTTGGTGTCGGCCTTTTCTACCGAAAACGAAACGTGCAGCGGTCGCTTGCCGCTGCCAATTTCAAACCCGGCCGAGCCTGCCTTGCCCGCCGCCAGCCGGTACTGCCTGTCGAAATTTTCCACGGCATTCTCCCCTTTCGATGGCAACAAAAAAGGCCGCGTTTCCGCAGCCCTGAAGATTTCCTCTTATCAACTCACTCCTTTGTCTTGCAAGAAGCCCGCTGACATGATATAATCATAGAAACGGAACTTCTTTGGATGTTTCCGGGCAAGAGATTGGAACCAGCGGTGCTTTTGTAGGGCGAGCCGCTGGTTCTTTTTTGTTTGCCCGGTTCACATCTTCATTCTTATCTACCGTTCTGGTAATACAATGAAAGTGACCAATGATATGAGCGTTTTTCAAAAGTTTCCCGTTTTGGTCAGTCCGAGGACCGTCCGGCGGACAATTCAACGGATTCTGTGTAAAATCGGCCATTTTGAGCAACATTCATCCCAAAACCTCTGAAAAGCCTCTGATTAAACCCGGACTTTACCAGTAAAAGTATATGGAAATTTGTCTGGAACCTTCTGAGAACGAATTGTCAAACCCGCTATCGAAGATTTGTTCAAAATGAGAATTGATTTTACCGGATGATTTGTTCCAGCATCATGCCGGGACAAACACAAAACGAGCCGTCCCATCGGCAAAATCCTGCCGACCGATGCTCTCCTTTTCGGTCAGGACAGCGAAGATGCCGCTGGGCATATCATCCCGGCCGAACAGCAGATTGAGCGGAAACTGCGGGACCATCTTGACACCGAGTAGCAGTGGCGTTCCGAGTGAATCCATCACTCCGAGCATCCAGTAGCCGCCGGTGTCATTCCATGTGAATCGCAGTTGATACAGCCTGCTTTGGAGGGAAACTTTGACAACGCTGTCGTTCATGTCCGGGACTTCGATGACGAAGTAGTCCACGAACGCCCTCCTTATCCCAGTAAGCCGAAACTGCTGGCAGCGTTATAGAGAACGGAACCTCTGCTAGAGCTGGACGAAGAACCTGATGCAGAGGAGCCGCCGGACGAGCTGCTTCCTGCCGTACTTGCAGCGGTTGTGCTTGCTTTTCCAGCGGCTTTTGCTGTTTTGCCCGACTTGCCGTAGCTGGCCGGGATTTCTGCGGTGGCTGTTTCCGTCACCTCGATCTTCTTGAAGGCTATCGGAATCTCACGGGCGTAGCCGACCTCCACAGACTTCTTGATGTTCATGCTTGTAATCACCATGTTGGAATACACGCAGTCAGTGGTCGTGACTTCGAGAATCTTCTTGGCGAAATACAGGTCCTTCAGCCGACGAACAACGCCCTCCGTCTTTCCGGGGCCGGAGCCTGTACGCTCCCTCCATGTCACCGGCGTATCGGTCACATAGAGCGTCATATTCAGGGTGTCGGCCTTCAGCACGATGGTGTCGCTTACACTGAAGCCCTTTTCGGTCGGGTACTCAGGCACATCCGCTTCATAGCCTTCTTCGGAGTCGATCAGGGCATCAAACTCGATGTCATCGACGCTGACGGGCTGTTTTGCTCTTGCCATGTACTCTCACCTACTTTGCAAATGCCAGCGCACGGGCCATCTCGCCGGTAGCATCGCCTGCGGCTTTATCCATAGCCTCAGAACTCTTTTGCTGCCCGGCGCGGTCGCCGTTGAACTGGTTGTTGATGTTTACGTTCTGGGTCACAGTGCGTCCACCGGTCGTTCCGCCGGTTGCGCCCCGCCCGGTAGCTTTGGAAACCACATTGGCCTTGGCAATGACCGACATTTCGCCGGTCATGCCTTCCAGTGCATCCTTCACCTTCTTCTTGCCGGAAGTGATGCCCGATGCCATCAGGTCGATCATGTCCGGCATATAGGTGTGGAAGTCGCTCAGGGGACCATCCTCCGGCTCCGAGAAGCCGAGGAACGACTTGATCTTATCGGCTACACCTTTTACAGCCTCGCCTACACGACCTACCGCAGACTGGATGCCCGATACGATGCTGTCGATGATGTCGGAACCCCACTTCAAAGCCTCAGCCGGAAGTGAAGTTATCCAGTCGATAGCGGCTTGGAAGCCCGACACAATAGCATTGCGGACGTTGCCAATCGTAGTCTTGATGCCTTCCAGCAGATTGCCTGCTGCCTCACGAATTTTGTCCCAGTTCTTCCACAGCAAAACACCGATTGCGATTGCAGCGGCGATTGCCAGAATGACCGGGCCGAAGGCGCTGGCAAGAACAGAGATTACCGTACCGACCACCTTGATAACGGTGATGATACTCTTTACAACAACAAAGGCCAGCTTAATAACGGAAATGACCGCTTTCACAACAGAAATAACGGTTGTAATCACGCCAAAGATAGCTGAGACGCCCTTGACAGCGGCTATGACAGCCACCACGCCTACGGCAATTCTGCCGATGGATTCACCGATGTCTGTCCATTTTTTCTTATCAACCTTCCCGCTCGACAATTCCTTGAAGAACTGAGCGATACCGGGGGCTACCTTGGCTACGGCTTGCTGTATCTCCTCAAACGCCACCACCGCCGCAGTTCGGATGCCCTCAAATATGGGGACAACCACATTACGGATGCCTTCGCCGATGTAGCCGATGGCCTGCTTGATCTTCGTCCATACTCCGACGATGTTCTGGCGCAGCTTTTCGCAGTCTACGCCAGCTTGTTCGAGCATGGTTCCGAGCAGGCTTTTGTCGCCCCGCATGAACGAGATGAAGTCCTCGATCACGAGGGCCAGCAACAGGAAGACCGCAAAAAAGGCCAGCGCCTTTCCGTGGCCCAGCCCTATTGCCCGTGCCAGCTTCGTAAAGCCGCTTATGACTGCGCTGATCTTCTTGAGGTTCATTGCCACGAACATGGCCGTGAACGCCGCAGCCAGAACAGACAGCACACGCTGTGAGCCGCCCAGCTTATCCGTAAGGTCGGTGAGCTTCTGGAGCCAGTCACGAATCATCGTCAGGCCCTTTGCGCCAATGCTCAGAATCTTCTGATAGGTCGGCAGGAAGAACTGGCCGACTATCGTTTTGATTTCCTTCAGCTTGGCGATGTACCGCTTTTTGGTGCTTTCGTAGCTGTCGAGACTGCGCTGGCAGTCGCCAATGGCATCCGGGCTTTGCTGGAGAATAGCCTGATAGTTGACCTGCATCTTCGTGAGCTGGTCTAGCTTATCGTAGGTTCCCTTCAGGCCCAGCGTAGCCATCGCCTGCGCTCTGGTGCTGTCGTTCAGGACCGCACCCAACATCTTGGCGGCTTCAGACTCGCCCATGACAGCCTTCGTCATGGCGTTTACGGACGCTGTTTCGTCCATGTTCCCAAATGAGGCAAGGTCGAGGGCCAGCGAGGTCATCTTCTCGGCCATTTCAGCGCCAGCTTGGCGGGTCATGCCAAAGCCGACAAGCAAGTTCTGCTGATCGGCAAGGTAGGTCTTGATGTCGTTTTTGTTGCGGCCAATGGCATCGGAGTATTCCTGCGCCCATTTATCGACCTCATCCCGCATATCGCCGAAGACAACATCGAACTTGTTCTGCATCTCCTCAATAGAGGATGCCACCTCAACGCAGCCATCAATGGCGCTCTTGATTCCCGCGACGGACAGCGTGATGCCGACCGCGCCGAGGACTTTAGAGGCCATCGACTTCAGCGACTTGATGCTGCCCTCTACCTTCTGCTCGGAGGATTGATCGACCTTGTAGCCAAACAGGATGCCGATGTCGCGTATGGTCATACTGGTCAGCTCACCTCCTTAGCCATATCCTCTACCCGGCCGGCTTCCACGTCCTGCTCCATGCGGTACAGTGCATAGAGCTTCAGAGCTTCGTCCAGCGTATAGCAGTTCTTCAGCTCCCACATGGATGCCAGCCGAGCCTTGATGAGGATATACATTCTCAGCTCAAGCTCTGTGAAACCGCTGAGGTCGAGGTCGCCGTAGCGTTCCGGGCCTGAGCCATCGTCCTCTCCGCCCACTCGGCGACTTTGCCAAATCGGTCGCCGAGCTTCTTGAAAAAACCGTTGTAGTTGGTGCGGATGACCTCAAATGCCAGAATGAACATATCCTGCACATCAGTGCAGAACACTTCGTTGGCGAGGTCTTCCGTAAGCAGGCGCGCCTTTTCGCCCGGCTGCTCCACCGAGATGTTGCTGCCCGCGATCAGCAGGTGCTTCAGGATTTTCTCAACCTTATCGCCATCGAGCGAAGAGAAAGCCCCCGCAATCGCGGGAGCTGCATCCTCCACCTTGATGTCGAGCAGACCATTGCCCTCCTTTTCCGTGTCCACGGCGGACAGCAGCGGCGCAAGGCCAGACACGAGCGGCAGAACGAGCGCTGCCAGTTCGCCGGTCATGTTTGCTGCTTTGAACGCCGGGAGCGGACGGATGTAGAAGATGTTCTCGCCCACGTTTACTTCGCGGGTTTCGAGCTGCTTCAGATTATTCATCAGCGTCCTCCTTACTCTTTCAGGGTTGCATCGCCGGTGTCAAGCTCCCACTCGCGGTTGTTGGTTTCCTTGCCGCGAGTGACCGGGGCTTTCTTTACGCACCATGCGGCTTCCGTGCTGAACACCAAACCGCCCTTCAGGTCCTTAATCAGAATCGGGAACAGGCCGTTGCCGGTGTCGCGGTCGAGATCAACCATGCCGGAGAAGTACGAATTACTGTCGCTGGTCTGCAACAGGGTGAGCTTGACTTTGTAGGTGTTATCCGGCGAAATCGAGCGGGCAATTTCACCATCACAGCCGGTCTTCTTGGTGATGCCGTCTCCGTTCGGCTCAATGCTGATGAAGCTGTCATCCGCATAGCCGGTGACGATGTGCGTACCACAGGTGACGATAACTTCCTTCGGGTTGTAGGTCTTGATCTTGCTGGACATTTATTTTCCCTCCCTTACAGGTTCTCGTAGGTCAGGCAACCCTTGATTTCCACCACATGGATAGCGCCAGCAATGCGGGCCGAGAACTTGCAGTCCTTCAGAATGCGGGATGCTTTCTGCACGCTGGTCAGGTCTGCCGCCAGCGGCACAGACGTGGTATAGCCCGGAATGGCATTGCCGTCTGCATCATACTCCGTGGGAGCGATGCCGCCGTACTTCTGGCCGTCCTTCAGGGATGCGAGCATCTGGTTCTCAACAAGGCCGATGCCGTTGTCGGTGTAAGGAATCTTCGGGTTGACGATGAGCAGGTTCACGACACGAACCTGCATATCGTTCTGGAGCCAGTCGCGGAAGCGGATAACATCAATCCACTCACCGCCGCTGGTCTTGCCGCCCTGCGTGATAATCTTGGATGCCACGGTAATGACGTAGTTGAAATTTGCAGCCTCCAGTTTCTTGATAAACGTGCTGGTCAGCTTTGCAGGAGAAACGGTCGCAAGCGGCATCAGTGCCCACGTTTCCTGACCGGCGTGGTAGTTCATCGCCTTGACGGCCGCAGCTACAGCCATGCCGTACAGGTTCTCAGCCGGGATGTCGTTCTCCAACTGGTCGGCCGTTTCTTTCGGGAAGAACGGGAAGCTGCGCAGATAAAGGCCGGCATCCACAATGGGTTTATCCGGATCCTTGTCGATGTAGCCGCACAGCTTGTTCTGGGTTTCGGTCCACTGGATGATTTCCTTGACCTTTTCATCCGCCAGGCCGACCGGGCAGATGCAGTACCAGCCATTGACGGCCAGCGCATTCTCCAGAACAGCACTTACGGTCTGCAATGCGGGGTCTTCGCTCTCCTTGTCCACGATGTCGCCCATAAAGGCAACATAGACCTCGTGGGGTCTGGGAGACTGCGAAAAAGCCACCCGTGCAGCCACGCCAACAGGGTCGGTGCGTTCACCGGTGGCAGCGATGCCCAGCGCCGTCAGCTCCTCCAGACTGTTGTACACGCCGATGGCGGGTACATCCCCAGTCGGATTTGCAGGGGCAGGACCCAGAATCAGGATATTGTCGAAGTTGGCATCGTTGGAGATGGGGGATGCCAGCGAAATGTCAACGGTACAAATCCTATCGAGGCTATTGCTCATGTGTCTTTTTCCTCCTTTACGAGTCTGTTATTTATCTCGGCGTTCGTGAAATAGTCGCCCTCATAAGCGGTCATTTCAGAGCTGCCTCCGCCGCTCGGTGTCGGAGTAACCTGCGGCTCGATCTTGATGACATCATCTGCTTGGATGTCATCCTCTCCGTCGGCGTGCTTCACACTGTCCATGTCCAGCGAGCCGGTAAAGCCGACGGCCACCATCGTGAAGTACACGGCAATCTCCAGCATTGCCCGGAACTCATAGTTCGTATCGTGAATGAGGCCGGTCAAATCCTGAACCGTGGACGGTACAACGATGGCAATATCGTGTTGGTGACACCACTGCGTAACAAACGGCGAGTTCAGGAAGTTCTCAAATGCGAGCATATCGTCCTCCGCCGTATTTTCAGCAATGGGGGTATATCCCGGTGCAATCTCCGTCTGCTGTCCGTGTGTGAACAGATCAACCTGCACAGGAACGGATGCAGGATAAAAGGCCACCGGCGTTCCCTCAATGATTTTGACCGGCGGGTCCCTCGACCGGCTGACGGAGCCAGTGGTCAGCGTGACCAGAGGGCTGTCGGGCTTTGCCAGAAAACTCTGCTTTGCGTATGTCACAGTTGCACCCGTAAAGTACATCTGGGTAAGCTGCTTGAGCAGCTTCTTCAGTTCGGATAGCGTCATAAACAATACCCGCCTTTCCCATCCGGCTGGATTTCAGGGCGCGGAACACGCTTGGCTTCTGCCTCAGAAACCTGCACGAACTCGCTGCGGCAGTGACCCAGCATCGTGTGGTCCCACCCCAGCGAGCTTACGCATTCGTACCAGTGACCTTCCGGGTCCATGCTTCCCTGATAAAAAAGCCAGTCACCCCGGCGACCGGAGGACTGGCTTGCAGTGTTGAAGACAAGATTGCCGAATGCCTTCATGCGCTTCACGGTATTCTGGCCTTCCGGGAGTGCCTGAAGCTCGTCCTTGGAGAGAGGCTGCACGTTAAGTGACGTGATCATATCTTTCCACCCGGCGACTCCATATCCGTCTACGATATGTTCCTCGCCAAATCGGCGCACGACAAACGCTCTGCGGAAAATCCCAATTCCCATATCAGTCACTTCCCTTCTTGCGGATAACGTACTTCACGGACTGGCGCATTCGGCCGGTGTCAATCAGCGGTTTATCCGATTTTTTTCTGCGGATGGTAGACGGTGCATTCGGCTCGTAGCTTCCGCTCTCGATTTTGTCTTGAACTAAGCCAACGCCGAATACGCCGACCTGCTTCAGGCTCTGCTCGGCTGTTCCCCCAGCAGTGATGTTCTTGAGCTGCTGCGTACACATGGCATTGATGGGGTCGGCGTTCTCATCAACGCTTTTCCGCAGGAACGGTCGGGATGGCGCAGTCGATGTTCCCAGCTCATTCCACATGGCGATCTGCGCCATATCAACACCGCGGTCATCCGTTACCTTTCCGGCCTGAAACCCGACGAAAACCTCTTTATCCTGAAGCTCGTCGATCTGCCTGAAGAATCTCTCGCCCTCTGGAGTCAGCCGGTCCCACCCGCCGGTCATCGGCATTCACCCGCAGAGTGAATAGGGATAACCACCAACCGCCGCAGCGTCAGATATTCCAGACCATAGGGCGTCAGCGCCAACTCGGCATCAGCCATCAGGGAGGTTCCCTGATTTACGTTGAAGCCGATGGACGTTTCGCCCTCGGAGTAGCTTCCGATGCGCAGCGTGTCGCCGACGGTTCCGTACTGGTTATTGCCGTAGCCAGCCATTTTCAGACGATGTGCCGTCAGGAGGGCGATAGCTTGGTCGTACAGTTTCCCGAACACCTTCTTGCTGATGAGCGGAGATGTGAGGTTCAGCCACGCCTCAACGGTTTCGTCGTTCAGCACGTCGAACTCGGTGGCAACCAGCCTGAAAATTCTGACGGCATCCTCCATGGCTTATTTCTCCTTTGCAGCAGTTCGGCTCTTGACCTCGGACAGGTTTCCCTGCCCGATGAAGAACCTCACAATCTCGTTGTCGTCATAGCCGGTGACTTCCTTGGTTTCACCCGGCAGGATCACGGTAGCGCCGACGCTGATGATTTTGTTTCCGATATTCTTCAGTTTCATGTCATAGCTCCTTTACAAAAAGATAGGAGCCGCCGCACAAACGTACGGCAGCTCCACAGGTGAATCAGCAGATGCCAGTAGCAATCAGCATGGACATGGGGTAGTAGATGATAGCGCCTGCGGTGCGGGCCTCGCAGGGAACGACCATCTCCAGGCCTTCCGGCTGGACCGGGTACTGCATGAAGGACAGCGGGTTCTCGATAGTGAACTTGCGGGGGTCGTTCTTGAACAGCAGCGCAACGCCCTTGCCATCGCTTTCTGCTGCATAGGGGTTGGTATCCACACTGTCGGGGTCCAGCTCCGGGCAAGAGACGATACGGGCAATATCCTTGATATTGTCCTGAACGTACTTCAGCACGGTGGTGGCAGTGCTTTCGATACGACGGTTCTGAATCTCGATATACGCCTCGGACGGCAGCGCCAGAGTGTCCGGTTTCTCCACCTTCTTGGTGGTGCGGGCGACCTGCTTCAGCATACCGGTGATGTCGGCCAGAATCTCGTCCTCGGTCTTGTCCGCCCACTTGGTAGAACCCTTTGCGCCGGTCGCAGGGACGTACAGCGGCACATCGTTGTCCTTGGACAGAACGCCGCGCAGACCGGTCTCGGCATCGCCGTTCCACGCGATCTTGTTGTTCAGGTAGTCGATCTGAGAGCGGGCGGCCTCGGCCTTGCGGGCATCCAGAGACTTACCCGCCATAGCAGAGGCACGCATTTCCTGAATGGAGTAGCCGTAGCTGTCGCCCAGAGACTTGATGATGGCAGTGGTGGGCTTACCCTTCACGTCAGCCCGGGGCAGGTCGGTGGAATAGCTGCTGATAATCTTCGCCATGCCGGTCTTATCGTAGCTGTAGTAGGTGACGGTCTCGGCTCCGGGGTTGATCTCGCTGGAGACCGGGAACAGCTTCAGCGCGGTGAACTCCGGGTACTCCACATCGTAGGACTGGGATTTGACGTAATCCAGCTCACGGGCGAAGAACACGGAGGCATCGCTGGCATCATCGAAGTTCATCTGCGGGGTTTCGACCAGAGCGGCCGGAATCTTGGAGTGCAGCAGAGCATCGTAGTCGTTCTGGTCGTATCTCATGGATTTCTGGTTAGTGTTCATCTGATTTTGTCCTCCTTCTCTCAGACAGTAGGCTTGGCATCGTCGGTGGATGCAGCGTGACCGTCAGCGCCGCTTGCGGCAGGAACGCCATACAGCTCCACCGGCGCAAGGCCATTGTTGGCCGCACCGATGAAGCGGCCGGGAATTGCGATGCCGCCCTCCTTGGCAAAGAAGCCGGCCTCTGCGCCCTCCACGATCATGTGCAGCTCATCGCCGTAAGCCGGAGCCGCGCTGGTCGCCAGACGCACCCACACACGGCCACGGCGCATAACGCCGACGTTCTGGTTGTTCAGGATGTAGAGCCTGCCATCCAAATCCTGCTGACGGTCGAAGCCGTTGATGACAACACCCTCAAAGTCGGTGGCCTTGCTGGTGGAGGTCGGCAGCGCAACGCTGCTGCCCGGAATCTTGCCGGGGACAACGCCGACGCCAAAGGTCAGCTTGCCGTTCTCCTCCTCATTGAAACGGGAGTCCACCGGGTAGTGGTACATATCGTAAATGCCACCCGCAATGCCCTTGCTGGTAGCGTAGCCGTAGGTTTTCTGAACGCCCAT